GCAACTAGCACCTTTGGATCTTAGTTTCGATATGTTTGTGGCACTTTTTTTTTGCTACATTCCCCCCTTTGTATTCTTTTACTTTGGGTGAAGAGCCAGCAAAAGCGGAAGCATCCAAAAAAAGCAGCGACCTGGCATGCCTCCCGGTTATTTTGAGTGGGGTGATTCAGAGCAGAATGTTTCCTTTTGGAAAACCGGGCAGTTTTATATCGGTATGCTTTGGCTGTTTTTCGGCTCCCTTTTCTTTTGGGCATTCCTTTTGCCTGATCATCATGATGTTTGGTTTGTCAAGTAATGACTTGACATTTTTTGTCAAAAAGTAAAGTAATTGCTTTATGGCTATTGTTAACATTAAATATGATCTGAGCGATCCTGAGGATGAGATGGCTTTGCAGCGTGCGATGAATAGCTTTGACATGGCTCTTTACATTTGGGAGATTCTGCATAACGGCAAAAGGCAATTTAAGAACAGGGAAAATATAGACATTGATGATGTTTGGCAGTATTTATGGGAAGAGTTAAAAGATCACAAAATAGATATTGATAAACTTGTTGAATGAAAAAAATTGATCTCTCAATAGAATACAGGAAAAAGTACGGAATGAAAATGCCTACTTTGACACTAGCGCGAATCATGTATAAAGAAAATATTGAGTTGTTCAAATCAGTTGATTCAGCAAGGTCTTCACTTAGACGCTTAGAGGGAAAAGTTGGCAACGCGGAAAAAAAATATCTTTCAAATAAAGACTTTATAATGAATGAAGAACGGCCAAAAAACCCTTGGAAACTGCCAGAATCTGATGAAGCAAAATATGAGCCGTATATTTTAAAAGCAAAGAAACTTGCTGTTTTATCAGATATTCATGTTCCTTATCATTCTATTTCCGCTTTGGAGTGCGCGCTCGACAAAATATATGAGGAGAAACCTGATGCCATTCTTTTAAATGGCGATACGGTTGATTTTTACGGCCTTTCACGTTAACAATTATCGTATTCACAAAGGCAAAATCTTATGAGTGAAGAAACACAATTACCTGAATTTCCCGAATATACCGGCTTTTAGTTGCTAGATATTATCAGCAATCAGCTTGAGGTTATCGCTACTCTTGCTGATTTAACTGATGCCGAATACCGTACTTATGAAGATGAACTAGATGACGTTAATACAGTAAAAAGAAATACCTTTAGAATAATATTTGCAGCACAAAGAAAATTACTTAAACACGTTAAAGAATATGAGCAAAGGAACAGCGATAATAAGGAAATTTGAGGGTTTGAAATTACAAGCCTATTTATGCCCTGCCAATGTTTGGACAATAGGCTACGGATCGACATTTTATGAGAACGGAACTAAAGTTCAGCAAGGTGATAAAATTACCTTAGAGCGTGCAGATCGCTTGCTTTTTGATATGGTTAATCGTTTTGAGACAGGTGTAAAAGGAGTTGTAAAAAGCAATGTTAATATCAATCAATTAGGGGCGCTTACATCCTTTGCTTTTAATGTTGGCATAGGTGCGCTACAAAAAAGCACATTACTTAGAAAAGTAAACGCAAATCCAAACGATCCAACAATTAGAGCTGAGTTTATGCGTTGGACTAGAGCCGGTGGCAAAGTATTAAATGGACTTGTAAGAAGAAGAGAAGCTGAGGCTGCCCTTTATTTTTTGCCTGTATAATCTTTTTTAAACTCCCGATAAACTGCAAATCCTGTAATCAAAAAGGATATAATTGGTATTAATATAACTGCGGTTGTCATAACGTTGCAACGGTTTTAATATAAAGGTCAACATTGAAATAAGTGCTGTTGCATTTAGGATAGTAAAGATGTTTAAAGTCGCGGCAATATGAACCCATTGCTTGGCGCTTTATACCTAGTTCATCAGCGATCTCTCGCGGTTTCCTACCCTGCTTTAAATAATTTACAATCACTTCTTTTTCTTCTGCGGTCAATGGTTTTTTTCTCATTTTGTATTTTTAATTGGTTACAATATATCGTTTCTGATAAAAAGGAGGTATAGGGCAGTTTACTTTTGATCTGTCTCTCATGTGAATAACGGTTGAGTGATCGCGGCCAAAAAACTTCCCGATACTTTTTAAGGTCACGCGGTCGTATTTCAAGAACAAATAGCGGACAAAATGTGTCCTCGCAGCAACAAGCGGCTCCTCTCTTTTAGTCTTTGCCGTAACCGGATCTAAGTTATGCAGTTTACATATTTTAAGCCATTCAGTTTCCATATCTGGAGAAGTTGGCAAACGATCCGGCAACCCTATTTCCCTTCTTACAACGGTGCGCGTTTCGTTTACAATACGTTCAATCCTATTTAGTAAAGGCTTCGGCACTTTCTTAAAAAAAGGCTGCAGCTCCTGCTCAATTAATTGCATTGATGCTTCCAATTTCATCACTAGTCTTTTTTAAATGTTTCTAAATAATATTGCTCTGGGTTGTATTCATGTTCCCTTCCCCATTCAGTATCTATATAATCTCTATACCCTTCTTTTATTCCTTCATTTACTGCATCTATTATTTCCTGTTTATGCAGCTTTTTTGCTTGCTCAATAACATCGTGCCATATTTTAGTATGTTCTCCGAATACTTGCTCAATTAGAAATTCTATTGATGTTTGCATAACTAATCTTTTTTTGATTCTTTAAAAGTCAATCCGGAGAATATCCCTGCTGTGAAAAAATCTGTAAATATAAAGGCGATTCTTTCAGGATCGTATTCAAAATCTATTTTGCAAATGTTATCTTTACCTTCTTCAACATTTAAAATTTTTATAAAGTCATATTTGAAAGTATCTTCCAAAAACTTTACTTTGTCTTTTATTAAATAAATTGATGTTTGTTTCATATAATTATATCTTTTTCTGATGATAAAATGAATACTTGAAAGCCGTTTTCTGTTAATTGATCATGTCTAAATTGTTGCAATTCAGTCTGTTTTTTGCCGGGTTGTTTGACCTCAACAAATACCGTTTTGCCTGCTTTTAAACACATCAGGTCAGGGATGCCGTTACAGTTGGTTTGGATAAGTTTTACAACGATCCAGCCAGCATTTTCAAAGCGTGCTTTGATCTTTGCTTGTATTTTGGATTCCATGTTAAAAGCTATCTGCAAAAAGTCCGATGATTATAATAGCAGCGAGAAGGTAGGCCGCCTGTCTGTTGGTTAAGTCAAATGATGATTTGTGCATGGTTTAGGTTTTTAAAATGGGGCAAAGCCCCCGGGGGTTAATTAATTATTAAAAGTGATTTCTACCATTCTTTCAGCCAAAAAGCCCTTTATTTTATTGCCTACAATTCTCCCTTTTGTCAATTTAGAATAAACTTTAATAGCTTCATTTAAAGGGAGTGGAGAAGTTACTGTTTTTGTTTTTTTAGTTTCAATGTCTGTTGCTGTTATTGTTGTCATGGCTTTTTTGTTTTAATAACGTTTGTGTTACACAAAGATAATACTTTTCAACAAAGTGCAAAACTTTTTTTAATATTTTTTTGAAATTATTTTTTTGAGCCGCTGCGGGATTCGAACCCGCATCTCCCTGACCAATCAAGGGCGTTATCCCAAGGGGTATTTATTCCCACTTACGCCAAGCGGCTGGCCGTTATTTATTGCGCCTATACATACAAATACGGCATTATTAGGCATTGCGCCAATAAGATAGTTATACGCAAGCACTACATCCGTGTTCCAATTGAGCATTTGTCGTATTATTCTTTTTCTTTTCTTTTTTTGCCACCGCTCCTTTGTTTTTTCAAAACAATAAAAGGTTTTGCAGCATCTTCCAATATTTGTTCCGCTTTCAATTTAAAAACGGTTTTTTCTTTTACTGCTTGTATTGTAAGGGCTTCAACCGCTTCTTCGCTTATATCAAGGTTCTTTCTCATAGTGCTTCAATTTTTGATTTTGCCCATTTTCTAAATGCCTCAAATTTTTCTTCTATTTCAATAGTAGTTTCATTTTGGCTTATTGGTTTACCAAGCGAAAAACTATCAACCCAAGTATTTAATTGTTGCTTTATAGGTGCTTTGGCTGCTTTTGCTTCGGCTTGTTGTTTTGCTTTCAATTCTGCTGCTGCTTTTATTTCAGCATCCTTTTTTGCTTTTTCTTCCGCTTCGGCTTTGGCTCTTATTTCCGCTTGTAGTTTTTCGTTTGCTTCCTTTTCGGCTTTCAATTTTGCATCCGCTTCGGCTTTTAATTTTGCGGCTTTCGCTTCCATTGCTTTGCGTTCCGCTTCGGCTTTGGCTCTTTCATCAGCCAGTTGTTTTTCTTTCGCCTCTGCTTCTAATTTCAATCTTTCATTTTCGGCTTTTATCCTTGCTCTTTCTTCGGCTTCCGCTTTTTCTTTTGCAATTCTTTCTTCCTCTGCTTTGCGTTCAGCATCTTCCTTTTCTTTTTTTGCGGTTTCTAATCCGAGTTTCAAAGATTGAAACATTTGTTCATCCATATTGCCCAAATCAAAACCGTTTTCAAATTGAAATCCAAGCGGTAAAAGCAAAGCCAATCTTTCAGCTTTCAACTTCTCTTTCTGTTCAGCTTCCCATCTTTCAGCAAACTTTTCTTTCTCCTCTAATTTTGTTTCAAGGTTCTTAAAAGTTGCCTCCATCATTTGCCCTGCTTTCAACCAAAGTTTATCTTCTAAAACAAAATTTGCCATTGCATATTTTACTTCATCCCTTTTAGCTTTCACAATTTTTTCGGCTTCAAGTCGCATATTTTTTAAAGTCAATCTGCCTTCCTTTGCCATTTTCATTTTGCCAGTTTCTTTGGGGCTTGTAATCACAATATTTTTTATTGTGGCATCCCATTCGGCAGCTTTGTTAAAAAATACACCAAGCGTTTCTGCAATCTGATTTTGTTTTGTTTTTTCTAATCCGCTTGTTTCTACAAGTTGAACCAGCTCTGTTGTTGTTTCTGTTACTTCCATTTTGTTTTTATTTAATTGTTAAAAATAATTTCGTTGCAAATATACATAGTGTATTTGATATACACAAGAAAAAAGAAAAATAAAACCCTTCCTAAAAAAAGAAAAGAAAAAGGTTTTGTATTCCAATTGAACATTCTACTAATTAACCGTGCCAGCGTATAACACGGGCTTGGCAAAAGTGGGCAGAAACATCCTGCTAACTTTGAGCATCCTACAAGCCCACCTTCGCCAAGCCCGAAACCGTTATACGCAATCTACTCAATCCCGTAATCATTCTTAAAATAGCTCAAAGTATAATCTTTTTTCTGCTTCACCATTTTATAAACTCTTTCTTCAATGCCTCCTTCTGAGAATAGCCAGATCACTTTACAAGGCTCCTCACGGTCTTTGCTTTGCATCCTAGCGCGGGCCTGCCAATAAGAAACCGCGCTAAAATCAATATTGAGCATTATCAGAGCCTCCGCGGTTGAAAGGTTAATTCCTTCACGTCCGCTGCTGATCTGTGAAAGAAACATCTTAGAATCGCTTTTGGCGAACTCCAAAGGATCGGAAGTAAAGCGATCCGCCCCGAATGTTAGGTAAAGCATATGCTCCTCCGCCCTGTATTTGTAGAAAATAGCAATCTTTTTGCCTTTGAAATTCTCTTTTATCCAATATGCTTTTGTGCGGTCAAACACCAGGGTTTGTTCCTTTTTGTCGATAACCGTACCGGAATACACCTGATGGAGCTTAGACATAAGGGCCGCGCCTGTATCTGCCAAAACTACGTTGCCGTTGTTGCCGTTAAAAATCCTATCTTTTTTAAGTTTGTCAGCAAGGTAATACGTGGACGGCTGCATCTTAATTTTTACTATTTCCTCTATAACATCCTGCTTGAATCCTGCCTGCTCCTGGGTGAAAGGAATGATTAAATGATCTGTCATGGTTTTGATTTTAGTTTGGTTTGCGTTTGAGTAGTCGTTTACTTTTAATCCTTTGAAATACTTTAATCGTATATCCACGTAATCCTTTGCCCATTTGTAAAAGTTAATGTAATCTTTGAACGGTGAAAAACTGCTAACGTGTAACTGATGAAAGAGCTGGCTGTAGCTTTCCGGTGTGGGTGTGCCGCTTAAGTAGATAATAGGTTTCCCGGCGCAAAGTTTTTTCAGAATCTTCACTTTGTTGGCAGGCTTCGGGTACTGCCCCAAACAATGCGCTTCGTCCAAAATAATCAGATCAGGTGAATCGGTTAGATTATGTAACTGTTCATAGTTAGTAACCGTCAAAGCAAAACTCAATCCCAATGCTTTGTGATCTGCAATAATGCCATCAATTACTTTTTTCTTTGTCACAAATAGAACAAACTTTTGCGACAGATTCTCCGCTGTTAATAAGGCTGTGGCGGTTTTGCCTGTTCTTACTTGCATCGCTAAGTACACTAATCCGTATTTTCGGATGATGCTAGCGGCGCGGTTGCTGATGTCTATTTGGTATTTGCGGGGTTGCATAAAATAAAAAAAATCCCCTCCCGCTTCTTTTGGCTAACTTCCTAATGTTATTAATACAGGAGGGGAATATTTTTAGAACGGAGAATCTTCTTCAGTTGGTTTGGATGTGAACAATGTTTTCCAGAACTTCTCAAAGTATTCGAGCTGCTTTGAGTTGTCGTAAACAAACTGCCCTTTTACTTTTACTTTCTCAAGTTCTGGAAGGTCGCCAGGGTTATCCTTAGACCATTTCCATTTGAGTGCTTTGCCATTCTGATTGACAAAGATCGTAGTTTGCGGTTTGCCGTTCTCACCTTTTTTGCTTGATGAAATAAGTTTTACAGGCTGACTTACATCAGCATTCGCAATGCTGTTTGTGAGACCTCTGTAATACCCGGAATCAGTACGAACTTGGACCAGATACTTTTGCCCTTCGTCCTCAAGTACTAACTTGAGTTTGCGGAACTTTGTTCCCTGATACTCATCATCGTGAAATTCAACGGATGTAATCAGACCATCGACGGCATCGAAAAGCTCGATGTCACCGTTCGCATTCTTTCGGGCAAATTTGCCCTCTTTCAAATTCAGGTAGGTAATGCTACCTGTGTTATTGCTTAAGCCCATAATTGTTACCTGTGACCAGAGCAGGCGTGGTTAAGAGTTTAATTCTTTGTATTCAATTTCAAACCTATGAACCATGTGTACCGATTCAGCAAGTTCTTGTATCGCTTCATTTTCTAAATGTGTGTAAAGGAAATCATCCCACTCAATATCTTCTACTTCTACAGAATCGCCTAGCATATAGCAGTTAGCGCGTATGTTTACCCATATAGAATAAGTAATTACTTGTACCTCTTGTTTAATAGTCATTCTCATAACTTATGACTGATTTGGTAGGTTAATTGTTTTGGTTTACTTGTTTGGTTTTCTGCTAACCATAGCGCGTGCGTTGCTTTAAATAATTGAATATCCTGCAGCGTATCTTCTTTTGTGATCATCTGCCAGCCAATGCCTTGAATGTCACCTTTCTTCCCTTCTGTGCGCGTTTTAGCATTGAGCCATAAAATGGCAACTTTGTCAACTTCAATGCCTGCACTATATAACAAAGCGCGGTATGCGGCAAGCTGTAACCAATACGAAGGATATATAGCGTTTGAGGTTTTGATGTCTAACAGGATTCGTTCTCCGTTCATATTGATAACGCGGTCAATCGTTCCGGCATATCCTAAGTCTTTACTGATAATATTTAATTCTATGCAGTCGGTTACAAATTGAAACCGTCTGCGAAATTCAACGTAGCGTTCAAACATGGCCCACTCATTCAGCTTGTAATCAATAGATCCGTTTTTGTTTACAAGTTGCACCTCTTCCCCGGTGTCGTAATCTTCTGTGAGTTTATGAACGACAGAACCCCTGCGGCCTGCTTCATCCCTGATCTCATCAGAATCTTTGCCGTTTTCTTTTAGCCAGTTGTAATATGCCGCGCCTTTAGGATAGCATTCTAAGATAGTTGTTACGGAAGGAACAAAGCCGCCGTCATCTGTTTTGTAGAACCTCGAATCGAGGAAGGTCAGTTGTTTGTCATTGATTTGATACATAAGCTTAATGTTTAATTGTTATGCAAATATAAAAATAAATTTAATAAAACAAAATTATTTTTTTATTTTTGTCAAAAATAATTAAAAATGAAAAAATCAACACGAGGGCGAAAGCCACTGCCAGAGGCAGAAAAGAAAAAGGTTATTAACTTATTTGTAAAAGCAAAGCATTTTAAAGCCGCAAAAGAAGAGGCTAAATTAATTGAAAAAAAATATAGCGCATGAATTTAATTAAAGAAAATAATCTTATAATAGATTCAGATAGTGGGGAGGTTTTTTTTGATCTAAATAATCTTCCAAAATCTATTCAATTAAATCAATGCACATTTATAAATAATTGCAAAAAATTTGTTGAATCGCATATTGCATATGTGAATACATATTCGCAAAACAATATTAAAATACCATATTTAAACAGATTAATTGAATTAAAAAACTTATTATGAGTACAATTTTAAACCCGCATGTTTTATCTTATAAGGTGCAAATGAATGGAAAATACCTTTATTGTAATCGTTTTGAAAATAAAAAAGAAGAATATTTGATTGGGAAATTTCATTCAGATGATGAAAACAATTTATTTTTTGATCATGATGTTATAGTATATTTTAAATGCAATACCACTAATATTATTATTGAAAGTAGAAAATTGTTTTCTAGGTATGCAATAGTTAAAAATGAATTTAATAAGGATGCAAAATTATCCAAAAACGTTTTTTATAAAATTTCAGGAAATAAAATAGAACCATTATTATGAACATTTACGAATACCTTGAACAAGGGGAAATTATTGACAAAGCCTGCTTTGTTGCCGCAAAAGAATTAATTGAATGCGGCCATCATGTTATTCCTTTAATGAAAGGTGAAAAGCGGCCAACAATAAACATAAAGCGTATTAACGATGTTGTAAAAAACCCGATCAATTTGCATAATGTTTCTTACTTTTTTGATCGGGATTGCGACATCGGAATAATGTTGCAAAGTGGCATGGAGGTGATTGACATTGACGAAAAGAACTGCAAAGGGATAACAAAGAAGATTTTAACTACCATTGAAATGGGGTGGCCGGAGCTTTACGATAAACTTGTAATATGCAGCAC